GAACAGGTGCAAAATATTATTTATTTACCAAATATGATATTTACCGTAGTTAGAATTCATGCCTAACGTTTCCATTTCGTGGTATCGTAGCGCATCAATACCATGATTATTTGTGTCAATCGGTTTGTTGAGGCGTGTGCCTTGCTTATCAGTGTCCCAGCAATACGCCCGAAGTTCTTTAATTAGGTTGGTGCTATTTGAAGTAACTAAATACTCATTACGTTGCATAACATCAATACCGTAATTTATTGAATCCTTACCCTTTGTAACGCCTTTAATTGTTATTCCGTAGCGTTTTATTTCTTCAATGCTTTTCGGTTCGCTTGAATCAGCGTAAACGGGTACGTGTTTCGGTAGTGCGTTTGCAATATCGCTGTTTAACATTCCCGTTTGATACTTCAGTTCGTTTATTATCCTGGTGCCGTTGTAATTGTATATTTCTATAATTGCAGTTGGATCGTTCGTGTAACCGAAGTCTAATCCAATACCTATTAAATTCGCTTCTTTAGGTAGTATGTCGATAGTTTTCCAATTGCTAAATATAACGCCTTCAAGCATTCCTATTTCGCCTAATCCGTATACACGCCACCAGTTAGCCCAGTATGCGCTTGTTTCGGCTTTTAAACGGTTCTTTTCTATTTGTTGTACAATACTATTGTCCAAGGCTTCGTTGTCTTTGTACGTTAGAATTAAGAAGTCGCTGTCTTGTTCGTCTTTTAGTTCGGTATGTACCCAAAACTCATTAGCTGGATTGAAGTCTAAATAAATAGCTTTCTTTGTACGTATTGCAAGTTCGTTGTAGCTTTCAAAGGTTACATTATTACATTCGTTTATATATAGAACGTCACGCCTTGCACCTCGTAATTTACTTGAATCGTCCGCACTAAAAAATTCAAAGCTGCTTCCGTTTAAAAATTGATAGGTTAATAACGATTTGTTAAATTGGTTTTCGTGCCATTTATTCATCCACTTCATTAGCTTAATAAAGTCTTTTAAAGCACCCCTACGTAAATGCGGAATACTTTCAGCAACTACACTAACTTCAAGTCCGTGTATTGCAGAAGCACGTGCTATTAAAACGGATAATATTCCGTACGTCTTGGCAGCCGACGTGCCACCCTGAATAATACGAACCCGCTTTTTAAGTTTGAGTATTTTATTCGTCGAAGTCGTCCGCAGAAACATCAGGAAATATAGGTTGTTCTAAAACTGTTTGTTCAATTTGTTGTAAAGGCGCACCGTAACCGCTATCCATTAAAGCCTTATATGCTGCTACATCTCCCTCACGAGCTTTTTTAATTAACGCCAAAGTCATTAAATCTTCTTGGCTCATTGTTTCTTCTTGGTTAGTTAAAGGGTTCTTTAGCTTTTGATTAACTTCTAACCAATACTTAGCTATTGTGCTTCTGTTCTTTGCTCCTTTAGGTCTGCCGTTAGGGTTTCCGCTTTCGCCTTTTTCAAATTTTTTAAGGTTATTTAATTTATCAGCCATTTTCTTTGTTATTTCACTGTTTTTTTAAATACTTTCCAATTAATTAAATGATGATGTCTATTAAATCTAATTACTGTTTTTGCATATTGAGGCCATACATTTTCAATCATTTTTGCTTTTAATAGGTTTTTTTCTGCTTTATTATTTTGATATAATTCCGTTTGATTCCCACCTTTCATTTTTTGTCCTGTATCTACTTTTTTTGCCATATAATAAACACAACTTGATGTTGTTCCGCCATTATGCAATACTTGTAAACATAAATCTATATCTTCATTATATTTTAATCTCCATCTATAAGGCAATTGGTTTTTTATTAGCATTGCCGAATAAACGTGACAATTATTTTTGAATGCTTTTTTTGGAACTTTACAACAAAATTCAGGTCTTTCAAATCCAGTTATATCTACATTTGTTTTATCTGCATTTATTTCAACATATTTTAAGGCATCAATTATATTTTCTATTCTTACTCTTTTTGAATTAATCCATTTTTTAAACATTAAAAAATTATCATCAAATAACCAATGATATTTAAATCCTTGTTGTTTTGAATGTTCCCAACAATAATTTCTTGCTGGATAACTTCCTAATCCTAAATTAGCAAAAGGTAATACTAAAACTCTTTTTTCTCCTAATGCTTTTATATATTCGTCTTTTTCTTGTGGTTCAACTGCAATAAAATAATCTATATTAGCTTTTTCAAATAATTTTGCAGTCAATGGATTATATGCACGTCCTTTTGAAATTATATAAATCGGATATTTAGATACCATAATTTGACGACATATTTACTTGTAAAATTATATTTTCATTATTACCTTTTTTCTTATAATCTAATTGTAAATTATTGTTTTCTATCCATTCTTTTGCAATAATAATGCTATCAAATAAAATTACTAATCTTGTTAATCCTTTACTTAATCCTACTGGGTCAAATTCTTCTTCAATATCCACTTCTTCATCAGTCATATTATTAACATCTAATCCTAAACTATAATTAGGAATTTCTAACGCCCAATCATTTAATTGTTCTACATCCCATTCATTTGCTAAACTATCCCAATCCCATTCTCCAAAACCTACGTTATCTTTAATTAGAAATTCTGCTTTTTGTTCTTCAGTCCATTCGTCTGCTATAATAACTGGTATTTCTTTGAATTTTAGCTCATTTAAGGCTTTTAAACGCATATTACCACCTAAGACAACGTATTTACCATCTACGTCAGTAAAAACGATTAGAGGGCGTTTATTTAGCATATCAGGAAATTCTTGAATAGACTTAACTAACTTTTGAAATTTTCCGTCTTTTATTATTCTTGGGTTCTTTGGGTTTGGTTTAACCTCGCTAATCTTAACTATTTGCATCTTCTTCTTTATAACTGTTGTATAAAATTTCAAGTTTATTCATTACATCACGTAGACAAGAACCGCAAGAAGTTGGTTGCATATTTACTTTAAATACTCTATTATAAATTCTTAATAGTTCCTTTTGTTCGGTAGGCTTCATTGAATAACGTGTTTCAGAATACCATTCTTTTAAATATTCGTATTCGTCTTTTAGTAGACATTCAGGTTTACGATACGGAAATAACTCGTTTAACTTTGCTTTACGTTCGTCACAACCGCAGTCTTCACCTAATAACCATTTAGCCACCTTTGATGCTCCAGTAGCTTCTAAAACCTTTTCTACTGTGTCCCCTAATCCTTTACTTTCAGCCGCTAATATTTCAGCTTTCGTTCGTCTTTTTCTTGTCATGTTAATATAATTTATATTTTAAAAATTGTTCTTCAGTTCCTAAAAGTATTGTGTCATCCTCTAATACTTGTAATTGAATTACGTCTATAAAATGATGCTTACTTGGATATTCAGTAAAATCTTTTGAAATCCAAAACTTAACGCCTAAATCAATTATTTGACTTGTTGTAAATTTTGAAACGTCTAACATTTTATCTAATATTTTTTCTTCTAATTTCATTTTATTAATTCGTAATCTTCATTAATTAAATCTTCGTAATCTTCTTTTACATTATCTTTTAAGCGTTCTTTGCAAGTCTTAATTGTTTTCCATACACTTTTAAAACTTATTCCAGTAACGCCTTCAATTTGTCGTGTACTCATTCCTGAAGTTCGGTAAAGGTCAAATAATAGTTGGTCGTACCAGTGCCATTGTTTAACCTCTTGGTTTATCTTTATTTCTAATCGTTTCTTTGCTTCAAGTATTTCAGGTAAGTATTCGTCTTTTATCTGGTAGGCTTCCGTTATGCTTACTTTTGTTATTCGTGTTTTGCTCTTTTTATAATCAAAAGTCATGTTTCTTAAAACAGTCCAAACAAAGTTTTTATTCAGTTTACCGTTTAAATAAAACCGTTCAACGTTATTTATTACTGCCATCTTTAAATACATTTCTTGAACTATATCTTCAGCGTAAAATTCTTCTCCAAAAGTGCCTACAATTTTAATCCAGTCTTTGTGGTGTTTACTTAGTTCTAATAAAAACTTTTCATTTACCAAAGTGAACTAAATAATTGAATTACTGATAAGCTGGATAAAAATATTAAAACACGGTGTATTGATTCCAATATTAATTCGTCTTTATACACCCACGTTTGAAACTTTTCACTTGTTACCCAAAAGGCACAAACAAGAAAAACCCTATCTAAAATAAATAGGGTTATCAAAAAAGGTAAAAGTAAGGCGTGTCTCACACTACAAAGTTATACTTTTTTTTTAATTATCTATCGTCGCGCATTAATTCTTGGTAGTGTAAAATTTCTTCAGCTTCATCTTCGTACTCAAAACCAAATTCAGTTGGATCTTCGTAAATTAACTCCTCTAATGTTTCACAAATTAGTTTTGAATTACGGTTGTTTAATATTCCGTGTTTTACGTAACTACCTTCGTGGTCATATAAATCATAACGGGTAATGTAAACTTGTAAATCTTCTAC